TAATACTAATAGATCTCCCATCTCCATTCCTTGCCAATCCTCAATCATTGTAATACCTAATTTATCTAACCTAAAAAATACATCAAATTGTAAATCATGTATTTGCGCAAATTCTTCAGCTTGCAATTGTAAAGATTTTGCAAATCTATTTTCGTGATTACCTAACTTATAATAAATTGGAATGTTTCTATATATGTCCCTTAACCTTTGCAAGAAATCTCGATTCATATCCACTTCCCTTTTAAAATCACGCATATCCTTTTCTTTTTCATGTCTAGAAATAGAATAAAAATCTTGAATATCTCCATTTAAATATAAGCAATCAATCTCTTGATCCTTTAAATGTTTAATTGCGCAAGTCAATGCTTGAAGATCGTGGTATGGAAAATGTATATCAGATAATATTCCAATCTTTTTTAGATTACCCGGTAGTTTAGCAGAAACATATTCTTTGCCAATACTTGCTTCTATACCAAAATTGTCTAATGTTTCAAGATTATAATTTACGACTAGTGGTGGTAATTCTAGGTTAATTGATTGCGCTGATCTTTCTTTAGATTTAATATTATTGGTAATCATAAATTTTCTAAAACTATTCCAAGATTGATATCCATACATCGTGTGGAATGTGTTATAAAAATCTTTATTAGTCATATTAGTAGAGTAAAAATGCTCTCTAATCTTTGTGACTTTATCGGCCTTGTTCATATTCTTGCATAAGTGTGTCAACTAAAAACTCAATATTATTTAATACTTTCATTCTTAAAACATATGCAGCATCATCCACGTGTTCTATGTTCTCCATTACATCCATCATTGTATGCAATAAATCCTTTGCTTTTGAAATTGGTTTCTCCACCGGTTCTATATCTATATTATACATAAATAAATTTTATATATATATACCCAAAAATTAATAAACCTTGAAAAATAATAGTTAAAAAACACCAGGTAGGAATGATATTTCTAGTCACAATTTTAGTAGCATTTTGTGACAGATTAGTTTCCTTATTTCGATACTTGCTTTCGTAAATACTTTTTAATGAATCAATATTAATTGTGGCTTCAATCTTGCCATTATAAGACCTTATAATTATGCGACCTTGTGGTAGTATTATCTTTGAGTAGAAAGTCTTTAATATGCCAGCAGAATCGCAAGGATTATCAATAAGTAAGGTATCATGAATAGCATTAAATTTTGTAATTATTTTGTAATCACGAATTGTATCTATTCGTATCTTTTCGGATACAATATTATTAACCTTAGTACTCTTACAAGAAATAAAAAAGTTTGCAATTAGCAAACAAAGAATAAGTTTTTTCATGAAAAGTATAGTTCTAATTCTGCGTTTCTTCGAAGTGTTAAACCATTTAAGACTTTACCTCCACTCTTATTCCATTTTAAAAATTCTAATTTTATGGATTCATCGTTGGGATCAACATTAACTTTTTTTAATAATGTGCTTGATTTTAAAGACCCAGCGCCCAAGTTATAGCAAAATGATACAAGTGCATCGAATTGGTTTTGATTAATATCATCACGGCAAAATGAGTCAACACTCCTTTCATAATGTTTAATTACATTTAAAAAAATATCGGTTGCTCTTGCTTCGCTAATAGGCTCATCAGTCATTTTGACTTTTGATCCATCTTCGTAATAAGTGCAACCGATTGATATTGTAGGAATCCCAGCTGGGCATAAATATGGCTTGAGTTTAACTCCCTCAAACTTCTTTATTAAGCTTAATCCTTTTTGGCTTATTTGGTTGATTTTCATCTAATTTTGCTCTTAATTCTACATTCTCAGAACGTAGGTTGTGAATCTCAGTAGTCAATGAATCAACTTTAATTTTTAAATCTGCAACCTCTGCTTTTAAATCTGTTGCCATTTCCCTCCAAATTTTAATAGCCTCTTGAACGTTGGTAATTTCACTACTTTGCAAATCAACTGATTCTTTTTTTCGACCAAATAACCAAGTTATTAATGCCCCAAAAAAACCAGTTAATCCTGGTATTATTACCTCATCCCAATTATAATTCATTCTGATCTTCATTTGGAGTAATTACTTTTCTTTCTAGACCCAATGTTTCTAATGCCCAATCAATAATAAATGAATCATCAATTCCCCATTGGGCATTAATTGGTTCGGGAATAATTAAATTGCCTTCTTCAATTTGAGAATTAAATTGGCTCATTAATCGAAAATATAAAGTTTGTTCTTTTGCTTGAAGAGAATAGTTGACAACAAGAATTTCAACTCTATCGGCAATTTCTCTAATGCCTTTAATTGGCTCAATAAATACAATCATATTAGTCTTTAATAAATATTTCCAATAATTGTGCTTTGGCTAAAACGGTAAACGATTCTGAATCTTTAACAAATCCTTTTAAAGTTTCTTGATCAGATTTATCTAAATCTAATAATTCTCCTTTGTACAATTTCTTTGCCCAATCCCAAAATTTTAAAGCATCACCTTTAGATGCACTAGCTAATCCACCGGCTAACATTTTACCAGCATTATTTCCTTCAAAAACTTGATCATCAAGACCAATAAATTCAAAATTAAAATCTAATTTCATTTGGTTGTTTTTTTTAGTTACAATTATAAATAGCTATTGGATAAAATTTTATCAATAAATATAATTTCCATTTGTATCAACACGAACTATAAAAGTTACATTTCTATATTTAGGCTCATTTTTAGTTTTATCTATTTTAATTTCTAAATATGAATTTGGAGAATCATTAAAAGATTTAATTAAAATTCCATCTTTATAAATTCTATAATAAATACGGATTCCAAACATATAGCTATCACTTGGAAAACCACTAACAACATATGTATAAGGATAATCTATATTAACAACTCCAGGACTTGTATCTCTTGTAGGATTTACAACATAAAATTCATCAATTGAAAAAAAATGTTGATTAATAAAATTTATTGTAATTGGTTGACTATAATTTGCTTGATTATTAACTGCATAAGTATAAGTTAATCCATTTACATCATTTGGAATTCGAGTATCATTATTAGTATCCTTACTTTCAAATATTGGCAAGAATGTATAATTATTAGCCCAAGTTATAGTTTGATCAATTGAATTTTTTAGTGTATTATTTACATAATTACTTATTAAAGTTGTTTCTTTTCTAGGTATTGTAAATCCATTTGCATTTAATATTAAATTATCATCAGGTCTCAAATTTTCATTCTGAGAAGTTGATGACATTGCAAAATAATTTATTGGTAAACTAAAAAATATATAAAATCCATATTGTCCAACCGGAACAATTACATTATTTTTTTGAGTAAATACAATTGTATATGAATTTACCCCTTGAGAAAAATCAAAATAATCAGTTGGATAAAAAACTTGTACATCATCAATAACTCTAAATGTCTGTGGCATTCTAAATTCAATTTTAACAATAGAATTAGGAGTACTATCTTGAGTATTTATTGTCAATATATTACTATGATAAACTTGATCAGTAGGTGCTGCATTTATTATATTTCCATTTGTTCCATTATAATAAGTTTGATTACCAGTTCCAGCAGAAAAAGAAAATACTGGATTACCAAAAATATAAGTTGATACTGAATTACTAGTAGCTGAATTATTTAAAATATTACCTCCATATGCAGTAGCAACATTAGTATAATTACCAATTATATTTGCTCTTATTGTAAATAGAAAACGGCCATAATAACCACTAGCTAAAACATTTCCACAAATAAATCTTATTGTATTCCCATTTATAATATCATATGCCCATTCTGGTGGCCTTAAATTTAAATCTACAAATGAAAATCCACTTGGTATAATATCACTAATAATTATTTGTCCACTTGTTGAATTTCCAAAAGTTCTAGCTATAATCTCTACTTGTCCTGATTGATTAACATTAAAAGCTTGTGGCATATATTTTGATAATGTCAATTGAGGATGCTCATAATCACAAGTCCCCCTTGAATTAGCTTCATTTTGTCCATTAGCATCAAGCCAATTATTGCATAATGTAGTTGCATTATTATTTGCATTAGTATCTGCATCAACTTGGCTAATTGAAGAAGTATATGTGGCCGTAAAAGATGGAGAATAAACATCAACATAGCTTCCAATTCCATTAACATCACAATTGTTTTTTTGAAATGTTCGAACTACAATTTTACTTTTAGAACTTGTCCATGTTTGACTTCCACCTATCAAAGTAGTTGTTGTATTTGAACTCTTTGATACACTCTCACCTCCACCACTTACCGATGCATAATTATTATAAGTTTTTGTTATAGTTGGATTTACTCTAATTTCAAGAACTAAAACTCCATTAGGTTGTAATACTCCATTATACGTACCAAATACATTATATGAATATCTATTTACATCTATTGAATATTGTTGGACATCAATACTCCAACCTGATCCGACATAAGTTATGTAAACTAAACCTTCTTGTAAATAATCAGAAATTTGTATTGGTGCAGTTGTTGCCGTAGTACCATTATTAGTAATAGTTAAAAAATACGAAAAAACTTGATTAAGATTACCACCACTTGGCGCAGATTTTTGAATAGTTAAATATGAGTTTGGTGCATTACATCTTTGACAATATAAATACCATTCTGTTGGAAAAATAGTAGGTAAATTCCCATCAGGTCTTGGAGTATAATAAGTATTTAAAGGTATAGTTTGATTTGCTGAATTTTGTAATTGACCAAGTTCAGCAGCCGTTATTGAAATAGGTGGATTCGTTAATGATTCACCAGTCATTTCATTATATACATCGGCAAAAGACATTGCCCCACTTCCTTGTAATGGCATTTATTTATTTAATAATGCTTTTAATTCATTGATCTGTATTTGTTGCTCTTTAATAGCTTCAATTAATAAGGCCGAAATATTACCATATTCCACACCTAAAATACCATCATTACCTTTATTTACTATTTCAGGCAAAACCTCTTGTATTTCTTGAGCAATTACTCCAGCATATCTCTTTGAATTTCCTTGTTTTAATTCATACGTATAGCCATTTATTTGCTCTACTTTTTTAATAGCATTTTCAATTTTTAATAAATTTTTCTTTAAACTAATATCCGAGTTTGCAGTAATTGTACCCGTTGCTCTAATTGTACCTGATACATATAATCGCTCTCCATTATCTGTAGAAGTTCCCAGCAAGGTATTTCCAGAAGTTTTAATCATCATTGCAAAAATACCTCCAGCTTCTATTCTTAAATTTTTACCAGAACTTGTTGTCACTGTAGGGTCTTGATTTGCTATATCAGAATAAATTTTAACTTGATTTCCACTTTCTCCAAACGAAGCAACAAATCCATTAGATTGTACTTCTAATTTTGAATTAGGAGCATTTATTCCAGTTCCAATTCCAATGTTACCAGTATTTGAAATTAATATTCTTGTAGTTCCATCATTTATTGGATTACCATTTTGAGCATTTGATTGCATAATTGCCATATCACCTATATTTACTAAACCAAATGATAATGCCCAATTTCGATTATTAGTGCTACTAAATGTATTATAAAAAGCAAAATTTGCAGTACTTGCACTTAAAACTAATGGATATAATGGGGAATTTGTTCCAATTCCAACATTTGATCCATTATCATAAATAATACTATTCCCCAATGCAGAACTTGAAGTAAATTTAGGTATATAATTTATAGTACCGGTTCCCGTAATTGGGTTAGTTAAAACAGATTGATATTGAGGAATATTTAAAACTCCAGTAGTTGAATTATATGTTGATGCACCTGAATTTCCAGTTGTAGTTAAACTTAATAAAGAATCAATTACTCCCGTAGTAGAATTATAACTAATCCCAGCACCTGATGAAATTAATGCTCTAATTGATGCATTAGTATAAACCGTACCACTATATGAAATTGATCCTGTAGTACTATTATATGTTATGCCAGTACCTCCACTTAATAAAGAACGAACTGATGCATCTGTATAAACCGTACCACTATATGAAATAGCACCGGTAGTATTATTGTAAGTTATACCAGTACCACCACTTAAAGAAGTTAATGAAATACCACCAAGTCCAGTCAATGTATAAGTAGGTATATTTAAAACACCTGTTGAATTTGAATAGGTTGATGGCCCTGAGTTACTGGTTGTCGTTAAACTTATTGCATTTCTTGCTCTTGCATCAGTAAAATATTTATTAGTTGGAGTTCCCGTTTCTTGAATATTATCAGTATTCAAAACAACCGTTCCAATTAATCCATTTACTGATATTACTGCTCCACCTATTGCAGCTTGAAGTTCAGCAATGGTTTTTTTATAAAGTTGCCCAGTTGTAGCATCTCCAATGCCAAATAGATCAGTTGATAAAATTGTAGTCTTAGAAACTAATTGGTTTATTTTCTTATTTGCCATTTTTTATTTTATTTCTATATAATCACCTATAATAACAAGGTTTAAACATTTAGCTATGTAATTCCAAGCATCATTATCTACAAGCCATTCTGTGTAATCTTCACCTATCATTGATAAATTACCTTGTGTCAATGTTTCACCTTTAGTACCATCGGAATTTTGTGCAAATAATCCATAATAAAATGTAGCTGATTCATTAAGAATTAAATTAACTACATAAGCATCTAAAATAAATGCTTTCTTATTTACTCCATTATCCCAAATTGATATTTCATTTATTAATTTCATATAATTTATTTTAAACTGATGTTATTGTTTGCCATGTAGTTGAAAATACACATAATTTACCTAATGTAGTATCAAATACGGTTAATCCTGTTGCTGGACTTGAAATCGCATTCTTTTGAGTTGTTGTCATTCGAGGAAATAAAATTCCTTTTGTGGTTGAATCTACTTGCAATTGTGCAGATGCATCAATAGATGTGCCACCAATTAAATGTGCGCCATATATTAAAGCTAATGTTGTAGAACTATTACCAAGTACAGTAGTGTTAGAGCCAAGACCTGTTACTGCGTAACCTATTACTATTTGATTTGTTTGAGAAGAAGCAAGTGCTTTAGTATTGTAACCAATATAAATAGAGTTATCAGTTATTGCGTTTGATGTAGAGCCATCTGAAATATACCTACCAGCATTTCTACCTAAAAATACATTTTGATTTCCTGTTGTATTATTAATTGCAGCACTTACTCCAATATATGTATTATCACTTCCAATAGAATTAGATTGCCCA